GCATTAGCAAGATTAGGGTTATAAATAAAATGAGTACATACATGATGTCTAAAAAAGATGAGTTGAAAGGTGTTTTTCCCGGTATATGTGCGCTTGCGGCTACACTTGGTTTCTTTGCAACAATTGGGGCGCTATGCGCTTTTTCAATATACAGATACTTATTTTAAAATTATATCGAGAAAAAAATGAGCTTAAGCGAAAATGAATTTATAGAAAATGTTGATAAATTAACTAAATCAATTTTGAAGCCAGCAAAAAGGCTTCAGGATGAGACGAAACAAGATGATATTACAGCTTTGTTAACTACAAGAACTATTATTTTACAAAGCTGTGCATCAGCGCTTATGACAATGTTATTACATTATACGGGTTCTAATTCTGTAAAAGTTTTAAATGAGCTGCATGAAAATATGGTAAATCAACTTAATTCTATAATTGCACAAAATAAATCAACTGAAAAAATTCATTAGCATTTTGGTTTTGAAAAATTATTTGAACTTTCAAAATCTAAAGCAGTGTTGTTTGATATAAAATTTCTAATATTTTTTAATTCTAAAAGTGACCCTCGATTGAATTCGCTTATAGTTTTGACTTGCACTGTTTCAGTTATAGCTTTAATTTCATTATCAATATAGTCAATTAAATCAATAATTGTTAACATTCTTATTGTCCTCCAGTTCCGAATCAAAGCCCTCATCAGGATTATTAATGCACGTTTCAATCATCTTTTCAACAATCTGAATTGTGGGCTGAATCACATTATTGTTCGATCCAACTACGTGCCCCGCAAAAAAAGCTGTCAAAATTGATAAAATTCTGATGATAAACGTCAAAATTTGTATTTTATCGAGAGAATTTTTAATCATTTTGTGTCTCCGTGAGTATTAAGTATACTATATCTTAATAACAATCATACTAACTTAGGGAATCGATATGCCATTGTTGCCAGGGAAAAAGAACATAGGTAGAAATATAGCTGAAATGGAAGCGTCAGGACACCCACGAAATCAATCAATCGCGGCTGCGCTTAATGAAGCAAGAGTCAAGCCTAAAAAAACTAAAAAAATTAGTAAAAAGAAACTGAAATGATACTGACGCCTTACGGCGATGAATCAATAAATATAAATGACATATCGGATTTAGATTATGTCCGAGAATTGCTGCTAGGCAGCCTGATGACGTTTACGCGATTTTTTTATAAAGAAAAAAACGGGCGTGATTTTATTATATCTGAGCCAGTAGGGAGGGAGTCGCATTATATAACGGTCTGGCGAATGCTCAAACAGATTTTTTTATTACAAGTAAATCGTTGTGTGATAAATATTCCGCCGGGTTTTGGTAAGTCTACCATGTGTGCTTATTTTGTTGCGTGGTGTTATGCTAATTACCCAGATTGTAATTTTATTTATATATCATATGCATATCAACTAGCTGAAAAGCATACGGCAATCATTAAAGAAATAATGGAATTGCCAATATATAAAAAACTATTTGGAGTGGAATTAAGATCCGATTCAAAAGCAAAAGGAAGTTTTAAAACCCAAGTCGGGGGCATGTGCGGAGCTTATGGCTCTGCAGGTGCAATAACAGGGATGGACGGTGGTCTACCGAATCAAGACAGATTTTCAGGGGGTGTTTTAATTGATGATAGCCATAAGCCGGATGAGTGCCATAGCAACACTTTAAGAAAAAAAGTTTTTACAAATTATGATGAAACGATTATGCAGAGGCCACGCGGACCAAATGTCCCGATTTTATTTATAGGCCAACGTTTACATGAGGATGATTTGCCTAAGCATTTATTAGATGGCAAAGACGGTTATTATTGGGACAGAATAATTTTAAAAAATTTGGATGAAGCGGGAAATGCTTTAGCGCCTAACATTATAACTAAAGAGCGCCTCTTAATTGTAAAAGAAAGAAGCCCGTATGTATTTGCGTCTCAGCATCAGCAAGAGCCACAGCCAGCCGGGGGCGGTATATTTCAAGGTGAATGGTTTACTGTGCCAGACCAAGAACCAAAGATTATCTCTAGTTTTATAACGGTTGACACAGCAGAAACTGATAAATCATGGAATGACGCTACGGTTTTTAGCTTTTTCGGTATATATAGAATAATGCACAAAGACGTAGATTCAGGAATTTACGGCTTACACTGGCTTGATTGTAAAGAAATGCGCGTAGAGCCAAAAGATTTAGAATCTGAATTTTATTCGTTTTATAGCTCATGTATGAGATATGAAGTTAAACCAGATATAGCGATTATAGAAAAGAAAAGTACAGGTGTGACTTTATGTTCAGTATTAAAAAATATGCCAGGTTTGCGCATAATGGAGTTAGACAGAAATGTAGCGAGTGGCTGCAAGACAACTAGATTTTTAAACTGTCAACAATATATTGCGGCAAAGCGTGTGACATTTCCAGAAAATGGACGGCACAATGATATGTGTATAACGCATTGTAAAAAAATAACAGCTAATAATACACACGCGCATGATGACATTATGGATACACTGCAAACGGCTATAGAAATAGCATTAATAGATAAAACAATATTACCAAAAGAGCCGGATAAAACGGATCAAATATTCGAAGCGTTTAATTCACATTTAAATCATATTAAAAACCTGAGGCGCCAGCGATGAAAAAATATAAATCATTAGATGAGCATAAGAAGCAATTAGACACTATAAAAGAAAACATTGAAAATTCTTTTAAATATTTTGAACATAACTATAAAAGATTTAATACATTTAAAAATATAGTTTTTGTTTCAACAATATCCGCCGCTGAAGAAAGCTTATTAAACGAAATGAATAAGCCAAAAGTCGAATTTAACGTCTTAGAAGCATATATAAGTAGACTAAGAGGCCAGTTTAGCAAACAAATACCATCAGTAAAAATAAGCGCAAAAGATGGTAAAAAAGCTGATAAAGAAGTTATTAAAACAGTTGAGGACCATATACGTTATATGACGTATGAAGCTAATAAAAACGGTACATCATATGATTGTTACACAGATACATTGGCCGGTGGCTTTTCAGCGGGAAAAGTTTATACAGAATATAACGGCGAAATTTCATTTCATCAAGACATATTTTTAGACAGATGCTTTGACCCAACAATGACTGGTTTTGATTTCCAAAACTCTAGAAAAAAAGATAAATCAGATGGTGATTTTTGCTATGAAATCGTACCATTCACACGACGTCGCTTTGAGGCGGACTGGCCAGATGTAAAATTAGACGACGCGCTATTTAACAGACAAATAAAAGGTTTTAAATGGGCGTATAGAGTCGATATCGAAGAAATAATATTAGTAGCGGATTATTACGAAAAGAAAAAAGTTAGAACAAAAATTGTATATTTGTCTGACGGGGAATCAATGACAAATGATGAATATAAAAAGTTTTTACAAAACTGGGAAGATGAAGAAAAAATTGAACAGCCACCAGTAATTATTAGTCAAAGATGGACAAATATTACTAAAATTATTCGATATAAAGTAATTGAAAATCAAATTTTTGATAGAGTCGAAACTGATTATAAACGATTGCCTTTAACATTTATTGACGGCAATTCAGTTTTATCTAAGCAAGCAGATAATGGAAATGTGAGTTTAGTGACAAGACCAATTATTTATAACGCCATCGGAGCACAAAAGCTTAAAAACTTTGCGGGCCAGTCTCTTGCAAATGAACTGGAGAATATGGGTCCTCCAAAAATGCTGGCGTCCAAAGATTCAATACCACCCCAGTATTTAGAATGGTATTTAAATCCACAAGAGGCAACAATTTATATTTATAACGCATTTAAAAATGATGATGCAAATGTGCCCTTAGCACCCCCTGAAATGATGACTCGTCCTATAATTCCACCTGAAATCACAAATACATTTATCGGTGCAGACGCTGTAATACAAAATATTTTAGGCTCTTTTGATTCAACTTTAAGTAAAATTAGCGATACGCAAGTTAGCGGTGTAGCAATACAGGAATCATTAAGCCTCTCGAACTCAAGCGCGATGCCCTTTGTTATTAGCTTCCTCATGGGCTGGCAATCAATGTGTCAAAATGCTGTTGATTTAATACCATTATATTATCGCACCCCTCGGTCAATACCGGTCATGGGGGAGGATGGAAAGCGCCGAGACGTGCTAATTAACCAGGAAGGGGGCTTAACATTAGATTACAAACAAGACACGCTACAGGTCAAAGTAGAGGCAGACGTAAGTTTTGATATACAGCAAACTAGAGCGCTAGAACAGATTATTGCATTAATGAATTCGTCACCATTGTTCGCTAAGTTTATGAACGACCGCGGACTTACGATGCTTCTAGACAACGTAGAAATTCGCGGTATAGATGCGCTACGTGAAGAGGCCGAAAAGTGGATGAGTGAGCAATTAGAGGCTTCACAAAAAGCAATGAATCAACCTAGTCCTGAAATCTTAGCGTTACAGGTAGCAGAGAAACAAGTCCAGGCGGAACATCAGGTGGGCATGGCTCGGATACAAGAAGATGCAGCGGCTGAACAAATGAAAGCGGCCCTACAAATGCAAAAACTTGAACTTGAAAAAGAGCGTGAAATAACAGAGAAACAAAAATTACAAATAGAGCTTATAAAAATATCTTCTGCGAATGAGGTAGCAAAACTTAAGCTTGGAATTGAGCAGCAAAAAGCAGACGATAGCGTGACGAATAAATTGATTGAGCACGGGGTAAATTTAGACGCTCATGCGCATCAAAAAGAAACTAAAAATTATGAGTTAGCTTTCAATGCTTTAAGCGCTATAACTGATATGCAAGTACCTGAGGCGCAAGCAGAAATTTCTAATGATATCAATTCGGCTAATGGTGAGGTATAGTCACATGGGCTATAATAAGCTTAATTTTGCAAAATTAACTAACAAAGGGTAAAAAAATGGCATATTTTCAACCGAGTTTTACTGACCAAACCACAGCGATTCCCTATTACGGCGCGCAAGATTTTTTTGAGGGTTATGAGCTTAACATAACCGGCGCAACAACCTTCACATTAAATCCCGGAATTGTCCGCGGTATGGCGATGAATCTGGGTATCGAATTTAACGGACAAATTATCAACTCACCTGCAGTGCTTGAAATTGATATTTCAACAGTAGGGGCTTTGGGTTGCTATCCTGTTTTGCCCGTTCTTACGATTGATACAGCATTACCCGTTTACATGATTGGTGATTCGTCTGGCGCAAATGCTCCAACAGCAATTGTTGCAACGGCTGATAATTTTTTACCTCCCGGCTATGATACGTGGCGACGTGTAGCGCCGGTTTATATTAATTATACCAATAATAATATCTACGCCATGGTACAAAGCGGATCAGGCACCGAAAGGTCATATGTATTGGCAAGTGCGTTAGTAGGCGTTACCGCATCATCTGCCACGACATTAACAGCAATTGATTTTTCAGCAGGGATTTTACCCTGTAACCCGGCTTTTACATCGAAGGTACTTTTGACGGTATCCTATAACCCTGCTGCAGCAACTGACACACTAGGTATTACGCCTTTAAACGTAACTGGCAATCCTTATCCTATTACATTGCAAACTAATTTATTAGCTGTTGCAGTAAGTCAAATGGTAGAAGTCGCGCCATTATTGACGCCCGCTAATACTGAAGTATATTTTATTAACAGCGCATCAGGCGACGTCACAAGTATTTGGTTGTCTGGATGGACTGAAAGCTATAACCTAAGGGCCGTATAGCTTTATTAGCCCGCAGAAATGCGGGCTTTTTTTATCTGTTGTAGAGCGGCTGTACATATTTATTATAT